AAGACTATTTTGAATGGGACAAAGCAATGGGTGAAAGAAATATAATGTGTATGGAAATAAAAGGAACTTATCCTGGTATAGATGCAGTAGTTGGTGGACAAATATCAATTGACATTTATCCAAAAGGTAATGATAAATCACAAGTATTAGAACATATAGAAAAAAGACATTCAAATGGTAAAATAATTTTTATTGGTGATGGTATAGAGAATGGTGGTAATGATTATCCTTTGGCTGAATTAATGGATAATTTAGAAGGATGTGATTGGTATCATACAAAAGGTTGGAAACATACAAAAGAAATATTGGAGAGTTTAATTGGTTAAAAAAATAGCACATTTAGCAGATATACATATTCGTAAATTACATAGGTTTGTAGAATACAGACAAGTATTTAAAAAACTATATAAACAATTAAAAGATTTAAAACCAGATGCAATCTATATTGGTGGTGATGTGGTTCACGGAAAATTAGATACCTCACCCGAAGAAGTCAGAATGGTTGCAAACTTCTTTTTAGAGTTATGTAAAATAGCTCCTACGATTGTTATACCAGGTAATCACGATTGTAATTTAAATAACAAATCAAGAGAAGATACACTTTCACCTATTGTTGATTTAGTTCAAAAAATTACACCTAATTTACATTATTGGAAAAAGTCAGGCGTTTATACATTGGATAATGTTGACTTTGGTGTTATGTCTATATTTGATATTGATAAAGAGGGTAAACAAATTACA